CCGTTACCTGTCCGTTTTTGTCGTTGTGCATTCTGTATATTTTCACAATTTTAATCCCCTTTTCATTTTTATTTTAGCAAAAAAAAAATTGCAAGGTCTTTGTTTGAGGCCTTGCGCTAGGCCCGGTCGGCCCGGGCCGTATGAAAAGCAAGGCGCAACCCAGAGTTTTGCACCCGGATTGCGCCTTTAATCGCCGTTCCTTATATTTCGTTTCTTATCAGTTTTTTGAATCGGTCTTGAATTAGTTGATCTTCCTTATTATAATATTCTTGTAGAGTTAAGCCGTTGTTCTGTTTGAGCTTAGCGAAGAGTGCGTCATTTGCGAGTTTACGACGCTTTCTTTTTATCGCTTTAAGTTCATCGGACTCGGCTTTTTCTGTTATCAGCTCAATGTCCTCTACTTCTGATTCCGAAAGTGGTTTTCTTAGGCATTGTGCATCATACAGCTTGTCGAAATATCGCGGCGGTTTGCACACTTTTCCATTTTTCAGTTGAATCTTGTCGTTTTTGTAGATTTCCTCGCTGTGTTCTTCAAAATATCTCGCTCCAATTGCTGGCCTTTTGCTCATGTTGCATTTCTCTGGCAGAATTCCGAGCTCATTATAAAACTCTTTGCCCTCCTTTCCATATACTTTTTTTGTGGTGTATCTGGCTGTATATGCCATTGCTTTCCATTCTGCCGGAGCAATGACAACATAACCCAGACCCCACAATTTTGTAATCCAATCGACGTTGTAATATACTGCGCCGTTTTTCTTTTTGTAAATTTTTAATTCTTCTTGCTTTATCGGGAGATCATACACGATCGCATGATAATGTGGCCTGTGCGTTTTTCCGCCGTATTCTCCACACTGGAAGTACATCAGCTGACCGTAGCTTTTTTCATGGTATTCTATGTGCCTCCTCAGCTTTTTCCAGAATTTTTGCATGTCTTCATATTTGAGCGAGTAGTTCTCGGTGTAGATTTCGCCTGTTTCCTCGCTCCATACTGCTCGAAGTGGTACATTTTCATCATCGTATGTCAATGTAATGAACCATGCATTTTCATGATATGGTAGTTCCAGTTCCATTCTGTTTGCCCAGCTGCTTGCTGCTGCCATTTTGCAAGCCGGACAGTGTCCACACGGCAATATCTGTGCGTCCTGGCTCTTCAGCTGCTCTTTGATTTTTTTCTCGTTCCTGGCTTGAGTCTTTTTGTCTGCTTCCTGGCTTAGGTATAAGCCGGAGTGTTCTATGTACCCTTTCAGGCTGATTATGCGGTACCCTCCGTCTTTTGTCGGTACTCTTACGAGCGGTCTTGTACATGCCATATTGTTTCGTTGCACCTCCACCCCAATGGGCCCCAATAACTCTCTTGATGTTATTGGGGCCCATTGACACAAAATTTAGCTCTTGCCCAAAAAAACCCATGGATAAATGTTGCAGAATTGGCCGGGTTTCCCCGGCCATATTCGTTTCTAGTTTTGCAAGCCCATTGTTTCCGCATACATGTTTATTGCGTCTCGGATGATATCGCTTTCGGTGTATCGTGTATTTTCAAGATTACATGTTTTGATGTATTCAAGTGATTCAATCTCTTTTTGTGTCAGATTGATGTTTACACGTTTGACTACTTGACTTCTCATGTTGTGCCTCCTAATTGAAGTGTGTGATTAGTACACTCATATTATACACCTCCTGTTCCTTCCTGTCAATTAGTGTTTTATTTTGCCCTCAATTTTGCCGGATACCTCAGACTTTTTGCTTTGTGTCTCCTCGCTGTACTGGTTCCGCTCTGTTTTGCTCAGCTGTCCCACCTGTCTTGCGCTGGAGTCCGTGATCTGGCTCATCATGCCCTGTAGCTGTTCTGCTGTCCAGTAATCATTTGACTGCTTGGCGCTGTTGATGGTTGCTTGCATGTTGTTTAAAACCTGTGCTGTGTTGTTGCCATAATCGTACATTGCTTGCATGGTTGCCGTTTTGGCTGCTGGAATGGCCATTGCCTGTGTATGGCTATAGGTTTGACCTCCGCCCACTGATGCATACCCTCCCGACGGAGTGCTTGCGCCGTATCCGTTGTAAGCTGCCAGGATAGGATTTAACCCTGCTGCTTTGAGGTCTTTCACGCCTCTTTGATAAGCTGTTGAGCTCATCCGCTCTTCCCAGTCTCTTTGCAGCTGTGCTTCTTTGGTATTGTATCTCATTGCACTGCTTTGGCTTGCTGCACTCATCGCATTGGCTGCCAGGCTTGCCCCCATGTTGATGATGTTTCCGAGTTTCCATTGACTGGATTGCAGGTCGTTTGCTGTTGTTGCACTGCCTAAGTTGAAATCAGCTGCGGTCTGACTGTTGTTCCCTGTAGGCGTTCCCAGGGCCGTGGATAGCAGGTTTCCAAGTGCTGAGGTATTGCCTGTCTGTACACTTCCTCCGGCTCCTGTGGTTGTTTGAGCGTTGTTTCCGGTGACTGTACCACTCGAGATGGTATTGTTCATTGTGTTCTGTCCGGTTGCGCTTGATGAATTGCCTTTGAGGTTTGAGTAGATGCTTGATAGCATTCCTGCTATTTGCAATCCACCCATGAGTGTTGTAAACAAGCCCATTTTGTCTCCTCCTTAAATCGTTTCCAGGCCCGGGATGCTGTAGATCGGCAGAGGTCTTGTCCACGTCTGGTCGAAGTAGAAGTTGCAGATGAACTGATGGCTGTTGGAGCTATGAACTGCCAATGTTCGGTCGATGTTTGCTTTACTTTCTGTTATCCATCTTCCGCTTAGTTTTGGCAGCTCGCTGTATTTGTCCGCATAGTGCCATGCGTCCAGTGTCTGTGCGTAGGTGCTGCGCATTTCGCTGGTTACCATGTTTGTGCGGTACCTGTAATCTGCCCAGGCTTCCTGGTAGCCGAAAACTTCTTCATCTTGTGCCGTTCCCTGTGCATAGATTTCTTGATTAAGCACTGCCTGTTCACCGAGGTTTGCAAGCATTGGATCATAGTAGCTGAATCTGGTGCTCCGCGTCCACATTCGAGCAAGGCCCTGTTGGTAGCTGTGTTCTACTCGTACTGCCGCCAGACCGATGATGAATCCATGCTCTGTTGCAGAGTATGTGCACATGTTTCTGGACATGGTTGTCATACTGTATGCGCCGGTGTTGCCCTGCGGACTTGTGCTGTCTGTGCTGGAGGTCTGCACTACCTGATTGATGTTGATTGGCAGTCTGTATCCGCCGATGTATTCGCTTCGGTCGAGTCTTGCATCCGGCGAGGTGACCCCCCAGGCCCCCTGTAAGATTTCTTTGTACCTGGTTCCCGTTCTGGCATCTCGTTCCAGAATATGCTGTACTGCGATGGCCTGTCGGAGTTCGTTGATGGTTGCGCTTGCGGTAGCGCTCACATCTGCGCCTATGTATACTTTTTTGGTGGGGTTAATATTGCCTTGTTCTACGAAGTTATAGTTGTCTTTTGCCATGCCAACCATTCGGCTTTGGAAGTTCGGGATGTTGTCTAAGTCGTAGGTCTGCTGAAGGTCTGCTTCTGTGCCTCCCCATGTCCATGGTGAGTAGTATATCTCTGGGTTTCCGATTGCGGCCGCTTGTTTTGTCATTTCTTTATCAGTGTAAGTTCTGATTGGTGCATTACCAGTCAGCGGCAGTGTCACAGCCTCGCCTTTCTGAGGGCTCGGCAGGCAGCTTGTGAAGTAGTCTTTATATTTGGTTACTTTTAAGACTTGTCCGCCTCTTTCCGGTGAATTTAGCCCGCCTTCATTTGCGTTTGCTCCTTCAGTTGTTTCGTCTCCTGTGCTCATTGGCCGTGGTTCGCTAAGATTTTGGTCTCTGAACCACTCATTCCAGATTTTTGTATACGCTCGTAGCGGTAGGCTGTTTACTTCGATGTTTTCAACGCCTGTTGGGATTCCGAAGTAATCAGCGACAGTTCCGACATTCCATCCGCCTTTCGGTGCTTTGGTTTTCGGAGTCGTGTATTCAACGGGTTCCGCCCAGTAGCTGCTGTCGTTCTGTCCCATGAGGTTTTCAAAGTGATCCCACAGCAGACGTGACGGCACGAAGAAGAAGTAGAAGTCGCAGTTGCAGTTATCCATGACCGGATAGAGTGGTGTACTCATTCTCATGAGTGCGTTCATGCTGATTTTTGCGGTATCGCCCGGCAAAACTTCATCACAGTAGATCGGTACCAGATCGCCCTCGTTGATTGTCGTCAGCAGGTTAAAATCTCGTTTGAATCGTGATCTCCGGATTTCTGCCCGTGGCACTTGTGCATAGTGCTGTTCGCTGTTTCGATTCATTTATTTTCTCCTTTTTGCACATCTTCTTCCGTTGCTGCAGCGGTTTCTTTTTGTGCATTCTGCTGTTTTTCAAAGCCCATGGCTTTCATCCAGCTTTCATCTCCTGCGGTTGCTGCCCACTTTTCAAAGGACATTCCGAACGCTGCCCGGATGTTGAGCGGCAGTTGTTCGAATTTTTCTCGCTGCTCGTTCATGAGGTTCATGAATTCGGTGTAGCTGCTCGGCAGTTTGCTGGTGTCGATGTACCAACCTGGTTTTGCAAGGACACTCTGATCTCCGGCTGCGTATCGGCTGAGGATGCTCATAACGTCGCATTCATCCCGGTAACTTTGGATCTTTTCATAGACGTTTACTTCGCCCACCTTTTCGAGGTATGCCACGCCTCTTTCATCATACCGCTCCTTATATTGCGGTTCCATGATGTCGCCTGGATCGTTGAACGGTGCAGGCGGTTTTTCGTCTTCGTACGGCTTAAAGATTCGTACTGCCATTTTCCTGCTCCTTTTTCATCATTTCGAGGTTATAGACCATCTCTGGAATGCCGATCGGCACGATCTGGCCACTCTCGTTGTCGTACTGGGCCATCAGATAGACCCGTTTGTCTTCGGTGTCGCTCTTCTCCATCTCCTGTGCCATCCACTTAAAGGTGCGTGCTGCCACCTTTTCGTTGACCACCATCAGATTGCCGAAAGTCCCGGCCAGTTCGTCTTTTACTGCATATACCTGAAAAATCATGGTTTTTTCCTCCCTACAGTCGGATACCACCCCGAGACGGTTTCGGGTTGATATTGATTTTTTTCGTCTTCTTTGCCGTGTTGGTGAAGATTTTCTTATCCTTTTTCGGATTTACGGGCATTCTGTGTGCCATTTTTACTCCTCCTTATTGAGTTCCATTGCGTGATAGATTTTGTCCAGCATGGCCATGATCTTTCGAAGCTGGTTGAAAATCCCTTTGACGTCTTTCAAAGTAATCACTGGTTATACCCCCTTTCTGTAAAAGTCTTTTCTCACATCGACATGCACGAAGTTCGTGTATAGTATCACTCCCCCGTGTGTGCCGAGGATTTCACTTGCTGTCTGAGCTACTTTTTTTGGACTTACATTCTTCACCCAGATGTCCGCTGCCATTCCGGCCAGGTGGTAGCTGTAAGGTTTTCCGCCTACTTTTTCATTCCAGCTTTCGGTCCTGAACCCTGAGTTGATGTGTAGTACTCCGAGTCTGTTTCGGATTTCCTGCAGCAGCTCTGCCAGTTCATCTGCTATCAGCACCAGATCACTGCCATCTTTACAGGCATATTCCCTGACCTTAAAATTTTCCGTTACCTGTCCGTTTTTGTCGTTGTGCATTCTGTATATTTTCACAATTTTAATCCCCTTTTCATTTTTATTTTAGCAAAAAAAAAAT